GTTGTCAGCGATTCGCTCAAAGAAGTCTCGTCCATGTTCTCAGTTTGCACGATCATAGTTGCCATGACTGTACGTTCCCGTCATTGTGCACGGTGCGTGCGGTGGTCTTGTTGGTGAGCATGGCGCCGACTCTGCCGCCGTGTCTGCGGTTCCCGTCGCAACACCCGGCGGTGCGGTGGCGGTGCTCGGGTGCCAGGTCGCTGAGTGCGGAGCCCCGCGAGTTTCCGAGGTGGCCCACGTCGTAGGGGGTGTACGGGGTGATGTCACCGCCACCGCGCCAGCACCGGGCGGGCTGGCCTGCCCGGTGCATGGCCGTGACCTGCTTGCGCACGATGCGTGCGTTGCGCTGGTACTCGGGTGACTGGTGCTTACGTGTCATGCCTGCACGCTCGTGACTACCAACTCGGCTAGTGCTTCACGCCCCAGCCATTCTGTGTACGCGGGCGGTATAGCCTGCGCCAGTTCGTGCTCATCTCGCGTGTTCATCCAGTCGATGCCAAGCAATGCGGCACGCACAGGCAGGGCAGGCGTGTAGCCGCCCCGGCGCTTGCGGTCACGATCCTCGGGTGTGCGACGGCGCGCGCCCTTGTACGATCCGCCCACTGGCCTGCCGTCGTGAGCACATGGCGATGGCGCCATGCCCACCGGGAAGGACGTCTCGAACAGCCGGTGTCGCTGCAGCTGCAGTTCGACCCCATCCACGTCCGGCGCTGACAGGCCGAACATCGTTCCGCACAGGAGCACGGGGTTGATGAGTGGGGCCCGCTCGACGTTCTCGATGATGTAGGGCTTCCCGAGTCTTTGCAGCAGCTCCCGCGTCGGTGCGAGCAAGTCAGGATGCTGCGTCGTATGCGCGTTGGCCGTGGCGCTGTAGACCTGGCACGGCGGACTGGCATGGATGAGGTCAAACTCGTCAGCATGCGCCGCGGCGAACGCCAGCGCGTCGGCCTGGTGGAACTCGAACGGGTAATGAGGCTGTGGTTCGATGTCGACGCCTACGACCTCGAAGCCGGCACGGCGGTAGCCCATGCCGGCGCCGCCGGCACAGCTGAACAGATCGAGGAGCTTAGGCACGGCCGAGCTCCTGGCACCAGCCGCAGGCGTGCGGGCCGGGGTGGTCGGCGGGGCGGGTGCAGTGGTGGAAGTCGTCGTCGGCCTGGTTGTCTTCGTGCCACTCGACCATGCACATGATGGTCGTCTCCATCATGGTCATGGGACGAGCACCAGCCGGTAGTTCGCGAGGGCGAGGCGCCCGGAGTCGACCCAAGCCCATGCCGTTTCGATGTAGTCGGGGCCCTCTTGCACGAGGCGGGTGCGGCAGGCGTCGAGCTGCGAGGCGATGGTGTTGAGCCGTTGCGCGATCTGTCGGCGGCGGTGCGCCTCGGCGATGGGGATGAGGTCGCGCGCGTCGTGCACGAGGATGTTCAGCGCGCGAACGGCGGCGATGGTCGGCGATAGCGTCTGCTCGTCGGTGATGCCGAGCGCTGCGCACATCACAGCACACCGGCCCAGAGTGCGACGACGAGCATGCCCATCGCGAACGCCCAGACGGCGGCGCCGAGGATCACGGCGATCTGCTCGAAGTCGTTGGCGGGGTATTCGTACTCGAGCACGACGGGATCCTTGGCGTGGGTCTGGCGCTCGAAGTACAGCGCCGGGGAGGTGGAGCGGGGACGCTTCATGACTGACTCGCTTTCTGTCGGAACTGCTCGAGCTGCTCGAGGCTGTAGGTGGGGCCGGTGCGGAGGATCTCGCCGCCCTTGTCGATGAGGCGGTTGTCGTCGCGCAGGCCGCACCACGCGCACCAGCCGCTCGCCTCGAAGCGGTGAGTGTGACCGGGGCCCCCTGTGCTCATGACGCACCACCGGTACGCTGTGCGCCATGACTGATTCGTCCGCGGTGTTCCCGTACCTGATCGCGCTGGGCTTCTTCGTGGTGGGGATGGTGGTGCTGTTCCTGGTCGTCAAGCAGGCGATCCTGTCCGCCCTCGCCGAGGAACGGCGTCGCACCCAGGCCGTCGCGAATGCCCATGCTCCTGAGTGACTCGTTCATCGGCTCATCGCGCTTTCTCGCGCGGTCGAGTACGTAAGTTGATGCAGGGAGTCTTGGTAAGTAGGTTCATGGGTGGTTCTGTGGACACCAGTTGTCCGCCCGTGTGACCTGAAACTGTCCACCCGTGATTCGTACGACTGGACTAGATTGTCCGCCCGTGACTCGATCATCCGAAGCGCCGGTGTCATCACGTCGTAGACGGTGGGGCGGCGATCGGCGCGGCCGCGGGCGAGGGACTGGTCGCCCTTGCGGATGAGGCCGGCGTCGAGCAGCTCGCGGAGGGCGCGGCGGATGGTGCGGGTGCTGCACTCCAGGGTCTCGGCGAGCTTCTCCTGCCCGAACCATGCCCCGTACCCGTACTTGTCGGCCCGTTCGGCGAGGATCACGAGCACGCGGTAGGCCGCTGCGCCGCATGCCGTCATCGGCAGTTGGCAGGACCACAGCACGGCTTCGTGGCTCATGACGGGGTGCCCGCGAGGATGGCCTCGACGTCGGCGCGGCGGTAGCGGCGTTGCGCCTGGGGGTATGCTCGGATGGCCTCGAGCACGCCATGCTCAGACATCCGGATGAGGGTGCGGCGCTCGACGCCGAGAAGCTCTGCCGCTTCGGAGGTGGTGAGTAGTGACCGATTCGGACTGTCCATACCAGCGACTCTAGACCGAAATGGTTAGTGAGTCGCAACCCTTTTCGGCGTGTCGCGTCCATTTTGGTCTATAGTGGCCAACATGAACGCAGATCAGATCACCGGCGAAAAGGTTCACATCCTGATGCGCCGGCGTGGCATTCAGCAGCAGGCGCTCGCGGAGGTACTCGACCTCACGCAGACGTCTGTCAGCCGGAAGATCCTCGGAAAGCGGTCCTGGACCGTCGATGAGCTTCTGGCCACCGCGCAGTTTCTTGACGTCCCGATCACGGAGCTGCTACCTGGAGATGAGTACGCCCCCGTCCTGACCGGACGGGGGCGTGATGTGCGCCCGAAGGGACTCGAACCCCTAACCTTCTGGTTCGTAGTTTTCGGCATGCCGAACATGGCATGCGACATCGACGCGGAATACGCCGCGCTCTGCGCCGCGGACGTGAACGACCCTGTCGAGTACAACCGGCGCGTCCACCTCGGCCTCGCTGCCCAACCGAACAGGAGCGAGTGATGGTCGCCTGGATGACCTCTCATCCAACGGCGCGCAAGGAGCACCGTTGCTCGGACTGTGGCCGAACGATCCGCCCGGGCGAGACGTACCGCCGCGGCGTCGGGTTCGAGGGCGGTGCGCTCTTCTCGTCGTGGAAGGACTGCCAGCACTGCGAGTACGTGCTGAATCAGTACGACCTTGCGTGGGACGGCGAATACAGCGCCGACTCATTCCACGAGTGGTCAGGTGACGGCTTCGTGGACGTCACCGAGGGCCGTTTGCAAGCCGGATACCGGCACCGATGGACGACGGCCCAGGGCAACCTCTGGCCGCTTCCTGTCCACACGAATGGGAGCCAAGATGCCTGACCTCTACCCCGGCGAGTCTGAGCCGGTTCATTCAAACCCCATCTTGCGCGGAGTAGACCTGGCGGTCGACCGCCTCGTGCGCCGTGACTGCTTCACCGGCATGACGCTCCGCATCCTGGATGAGCTGCGCGCCGAGATAGCCGGGGTGCAGACGCAGGAGGAATTGCGCGCAACGTACGAACCGACCGGACCGGAGTCCCGCGATGCCTAAGACGAAGCGCCCGGTGATCGGGCCGGTGATGGCAGAGCGGTCGCGGCGGAAGTCGGTGTGCGCCTGGTGCGGGCGAAGCAACCCGGTCGGCGTCGCGCGTGATGGGGCGGGCGAATCCTACTGGAGCTGCGGTCAGAAGGGACACGGGCGCGCGTAGCGCACAGCGCATTAGAGGACTATCACGTTCGTATTGCCGCGTGGGGATGGTGCGGCCCTGGGGAACCGGAGTATGCCTGGTAGGGCACGGGCAGGCCGGGGGAATGAGAGTACGACATGCTCAACGTGGAATGGACAGACGCGGTGGACGGGTTCCTGGCGCACGAGCGCGCCGGCGGGAAGCGGACACAGACGAACCAGCAGCGGCGACACCACCTGCATCACCTGGCCCGGCGGGTCACGGTGGGGCCGTGGGCGGTGACCGCCGACATCCTGCTGGACTACTTCGCCGATCAAGACTGGGCGCCGGAGACCCGCCGCGGGCGCCGCACGTCGCTCGAGAAGTTCTACGCCTGGGGCATCTACCGGGGCCATGTCACCACGAACCCGGCGAGCGAGCTGCCGAAGGTGAAGATGATCCCCGGTCAGGCGCGGCCCGCGCCCGACCGCGCCTACCGGGAGGCGCTGATGGCGGCGAAGCCCCGCGAGAAGGTGATGCTGCGGCTCGCCGCCGAGGTCGGGATGCGGCGCGGGGAAGTCTGCCAGGTGCACACCCGCGACCTGATGGAAGACCTCGTCGGGCATTCGCTGATCGTGCACGGCAAGGGCGGGCGCACCCGGATCGTGCCGCTGCCGCAGTCGCTGGGCCGGCTGCTGGCGTCGCTGCCGGACGGGTACGTGTTCCCCGGCAACGACGGCGGGCATCTGTCGCCCCGGTACGTGGGGAAGCTGATCCGGGATCTGCTGCCGGATGAGTGGACGATGCACACGCTGCGGCACCGGTTCGGGACCCGACTGTACGCCCACACCAAGGATCTGCTGATGGTGCAGGGGATGCTGGGGCATGCCAGCCCCACCACCACGCGCCGGTACGTCGCCTACGGGCTCGACGGGGCGCGAGTGGTGCTGGACGAGCTCGCCGGTTAGGACACGCCCGAGGGCCGCTTGATGTAGCCGGCGGCGAACGCGACACCGGCGGACACCAGCACCAGCAGGGCGCCCTCGACGGCGTCGGGCAGGTCGACCCGCCCGAGCGTCTCGATGAGGTAGACGCCGATGGTGCTGATTGCCGCGCCGACACCGGCGCCCGCAGTGGCCGCGAGCACCTTCGGCTGCGGGCGGCTGGTCGGCATGCCGGTGCTGTCAGTCGTGACGTCGGAAGTGGGCATCTCGTGTCCTTCTTTCTCTTCTGGTGCGGGGTGGTCCCCACAGCCGCTCCTGCAGGCGGGGATCGGTGTTCTCCAGGTCTTCGATGCGGCTGCGGTTGGAGCGCCAGCCGTCCTCGAGAAAGTCGACCTTGCCTTTGATGTCGGTGACCTTGGTGTGCAGCCGTTCCTGCCCCCTGGCGAGCCCGTCGACCTTGTCGAGCACGGTGTTCCGGAAGTCGTCGATGTCGTCGCGGAGGTTCGGGTTCTTCGCGTTCTTGTGCTCGTTCTCTACCTGCGCGCGCACCACCTGCGAGTGCTGCCTGCTCCGGTTGGCGATGACGGCGGTGGCGATGGCGGCGACGGCGGACACCACGGCGACCAGGAGTGTGGCGATCTCAGGGCCGTCGAAGGGATCGAGCGGTGACGCCGCGAACACGGCTCAGGCCATGCCTGCGATGATGTTCACGCGCACGACGTCCCACACGCGGCGGTCGGCGATGTCGACGACCTTGGCGCCGGCTTTCACGAAGGCGTCGAGGGTCTCCTGCCCGTCGACGCCGGTCTCGTTGGTGAGGGACGTGCCGAGCTGCATGAAGGTCGGCCCCCCGACGATCATGATGGCGGCGCCGCACCGGTAGATGGTGAACATGTCTTCTTCCTCTTCCTCGGGTGTCGGAGTGGGCGCGGGGAACGGCTTCACGTTGCCGCCGCTGGCCGTCTGGCCGTAGTGCTTGTCGAGGCTGGTGTAGTACTGGCCGTGCCAGGGCTCGTCCTTGACCTCGAACAGCCAGCCGTGCTCGCGGAAGGTCGCGCCGAGCCGGTCGTCGGTGTCCAGCGCCATGCCCTTGCAGTGCCAGGACTTGTCGGGGTGCAGCGCGAGCGGCGCCCACGGCCCGCCGGCGAGGTATCGGCGGTACGCGAGGTAGTACGCCATCTGCTGCTCGTAGTCGGCGTACGCGCGGTTGATATCCAGCGGGCGACCGAGCAGCACATCCAGGCGCCGCACCGACGCGGCGGGGGCCGCGCGGAGCTTGCCCCGCCCGTAGCCCAGATCCTCCAGATCGGTGGGTGCTGACATGCGCACAGATTAACAGGTCTCTTTGTGCATTTCCCACAATGACTCGCGGCTTGAACTGGGCTTTTCCTCCAAGGATGCTCGCCCCAACTATCTGAGGTCTATAGATGCGGGTCAGGGAACCCTTCAGAGCGCCCCTACGATTGGACGCATGGGGCGACGACGTAGGAAGCGGCATCCGATCACGCGCGGGTTCTGGACCACCGAGCACGGCGGGATGCCAATGTGGGGCATCGCCGCCGCTGTGGTGGTAATCCTCGGGCTCGGGACGGTCGCGCTCGTCGCGGCATCACAGCAAGTGCAGGCCGACTACACGGCCCAGCCTCGCCCCGACGTGACATTCACACCGAAGGAGACGGCCGCGCCAACCCCGGTGTTCGCCTCTCCTGATGGCCGCGAGATAGCGGTGTTCTTCGCAGGAGACTCCCTGACGCAGGGGTCCTATGCGACCTCCGACGCGTTGATGTTCCGAAACCTCGTCACCGCTCAGGTCGCGACGGTAGCCCCGGCGACTGCGAGCATCGTCGGCAAAGCGGGGCAGACGACCCAGGAGGCGGCGCAGTGGGCGGCGACCGCTCCGACCGTGGCCGACATATCTGTCATCGAGTACGGCACGAACGATGTCATCCGCTCCACTGTCGAAGCGTTCACCACGGACTATCCCGCCTACCTCGACCGCGTGCGGACCGTGTCCCCAGACTCGACGCTGGTATGCGTCGGAGCATGGGGAGCACCCGAGCAGACAGACCCGTTCGACCAGATCATCATGGAGTCGTGCGCGGCCCACGCCGGCATCTTCGTGAAGGTGAGCGACCTCTTCATCGACGAGGGCTTGCGGGCGATGACCGGTGACACGCTCCCGAGCGGATTCGTCGTTCCCGACAACTTCCATCCGAACGACACGGGTCACCAGGCCATCGCCGACCGCATCACCGACGCGCTCTGGAACTAGGCGAGCTGCGGCACGACGGCACGTATCGCGCCGGCCAGGCGCGCGGCGATGTACAGCCCGCCGCGCGTGACGTAGTGCGTCTGGTCGGTGTGCGTATACACGTCCGAGTTGCCACCGCCCGTCGTCGCGCCCGCGTACCCGTTCCCGGTCACCCATCCGAGCGTGTCGATGTAGGTGAACCCGTTCGCCTCCGCCGCGGCCTGGATCGCCGCGTTCTGCGCCGCGTCGGTGCCCTGCTGTGACTGCACCCGCGCGTCCACAATGCCGGTCGCGATGAGGATGCTGTCAGGCAGAGCGGCGCTGATCGTCGAGTACACGGACGCCGCCGCCGCACCGACCGCGGATGCGGACGAGGCGAAGTCGTTGATGGACCCTTGAACGATCACGACCTCGGGCGCGAGCGCGATGATATCGGCGACGCGCGAGGCGTAGGTGCCAGCCGTCGCACCGTTGGTCGCGATGAACCCCGTGCTCGAGGCGCAGTTCTGGTTGACCGGGACGAGTCCGAGCAGGCGCGCGAGGTGCTGCACGTAGCCGTCGTGAATCGACACGAGGGCGCGCGTCGCGAACCCCGTGCCGTAGGAGTCGCCGAGCACAGCGAGCTTGGGCGCGGGCCGCGCCTGCACTGCAAAGAGCGTGTCGGTCGCCGCCAGGTTGATCTCGCGAAGCTGCCCCTGCTGCACCGAGAGCTGCATGCGCCGCGCGGTGCCATCCGCCTTCCGGGCGCCGAAGTCGAACTTCAGGTAGCGCGACGCCGACGTGTTCGCGAGCGTACCGTTGGTGGCGCTGTGCCGTTCGCCGTCGACCGTGAGCACGTACTTGTTCGCCAGGCCCAGCAGCCGGAACTCGATGGCGGCACAGTCCACCATGAATTCACGGGAGAACCAGTAGTCGGGGAAGCCTGCGTCGAAGCTGCCATCGGTCTTGCGGGGGCCGCGCGCCTGAATCCAGTTCCCATCCGACGACAGGACGTCCACGCCATTCAGCGAGCGGATGCGGGTGTCGGTGCGGGCGTTGATGACCTGAGCGGTGATCGTCGCCGACGCGCCCTCGGTCACGGTCGGCGGGGACGCCATGACGATGTTGCGCGCCGAGTACTGAAGGATCGGGTCCGGGCGCAGGTTGAGGCGCTGCGCACTCCCGTCGATACCAGCATCAATCGTGGCCGATAGTGCGTCATTGACGGCGGTGCTCTGAAACTCGCCGGTGGTGGCGTCGACGAACGGCCAGCCCATACCGGGCGGCAGGTCGGGAACGTTGCTGCTCATGAGATCGGGTCTCCTGTCTGCGCGCGGATGTTCATGGTCCCCTCGAGTGGGTGCCACTCGACGGAACGGATGGTGAGGCCGGTGAGCACCTCGTCGCGGAGGTGGACCTCGAGCGGTCGACCGGGGAGCACGTCGAGGCGGCAGCGGGCTTCGATGATGTAGTCGAGGCCGCGGGCGCGGGCGCGGGTCTCCATGTCCTGTGCTACCGGCCCGGTGGGTGCGGCGCGGTTGAACGTTAGATACAGGCTCTTGGTGTTGTTGCCGGAGGATGAGACCGCCCAGTTGACGGTGCCGCCGTTGTCGGTGTTGTCGTACTTGATGAGCACGCCGTCTGCCCAGTCGCCGTCCCGTGAGACGGTTTCGAATAGGGATGAGACGATGCCGTCCGCGTCGGACGGGGCGCCTTCCTCCTGCGTGTAGGTGGCGAGCTTGATGGTGGTGCCGGAGGTGGCGCGCACCTGCGCCGACCAGACCAGCCCCCAGACGTCGTATAGGCGGCAGTTGATCGCGTCGAGCTCGGGCCGGATGAGTTCGATGTGAGTCTCACCGGGGTTCATCTTGCGGCGATCGCCGGCGGGGAGCGCGGTCGACAGCACGATGGGCGCGGAGTCGAGGGTGGCGGTCCCGAACGTGTCGAGCAGGGACCAGAAGATGAGCGCGGAGACCGTCGTGGCACCGGTATCCGTGCTGACGGCGGAGTTGCGGCGCCGCTCGTTGAGGATGGATTCTCCGCCGGCGACGTTGATGGTGGTGCGCCCGGTGATCCGGTCGCGGGTCGCCGACCGGATCCACAGCGCCGCCTTCTCGTCCGGGATGAGGTGCTGCGCCGGGATCTGGCCCAGCAGCGCACCGGCCATGTCGAACTGTTTCACCTGGATGTGCAGCTGCCGGGTGTACGTGGCGCCCCCCGTTTGTCGGGGGTCGATCCAGGCCCACTGCTCGTTGGTGACGTTGGCGACGGTGACGACGGCTTCGCAGAAGGTCATCCGGTCGACGTCCATCGAGGGGACGATGGATTCGACGTCGAGCTCTTCGAAGCCGCCGTCGTCGTCGTTCCAGATGAGCGCGGCGTATTCGTGGTAGACCTCGATGGGGCTGGGCGTGGTCATGTTCCCTCCACGAGCTCGTGGTACGGCACATGCAGTTCCCACTTCGGCGCGTTCTGCACGACGCGCAGGCCGCCGCCGAACACGACGAACAGCATGTCGAAGGTGTCGTCGGTGCTGTCGAAGCTGTACGACGATCGGGACGAGAAGAAAGTGGCGCCGGCGGTGGCGGCGGCGTAGCTGTCGAACAGCATCATGAAGGTGCCGGTGCGCAGCCCCACGTAGTTGTAGGTGACGCGGACGTTGGAGGACTCGGCGAGCGGCACGACAGCGGTGCGTACTTCGCGTTCGTTCTCGTAGGGGCCGAACACGAACAGCGGGTCGAGGGTGGCGGAGTCGGAGGTGCGAGTGAAGGTCATTCCCAGATCACCTCGCCAGGGCGAGCGTGCACGCGGATACCGGCCGCGGCTTTGCGTTGCAGTTGCTCCAGCTCGTGCTTAGCTGTGGCTATGCCGGAGCTGTCGACGCGGACGGGGATGTCGATGCCCTGCCCGTACTTCGCCGCGAGGCCCTCGTAGCGTTCCTGCGCGACGCGGGCGGTGCGGTCGATCTGCTCCCGCTCGGTCTCGTTCATCTGGGTGACGGCGTCCTCGCGCTGCTGTGCGATCTGCTTGCCGAGCTCGAGGCCATCGGTGACGGCGTCGACGCGGTCCTTGACCCGCTGCCAGACCTCGGTGTCGACGTTGCTGGAGGCGTTGTTGATGCCCGCGATGGCGTCTTCGGCGGTGACGCCGGCGGACTCGAAGTCGCCGGCCATGACGAGCAGGGCACTGGGGACGTCGATGTTGAGGACGTCGGCGAGCAGTTGGGCTTCCTTGCGGGCGCCGTCGTCGCCAAGCAGCTTCTCGATCCGCTCGGTGACGGCTTCGGTGTCGAGCGCGTCGCCGATGTCGATGAAGTCCTGCACGATGGAGTCTTTGATCTCCTTGGACCGCTCTCCGGCGTTCGTCAGTTCCGCAGTGATCGCGCCGACACCGAGCGCGGCGATGCCGCCGGCGATGCCGATGCCGGGGATGTTCGCCGCGATGCCGCCCAGGGTGCCCTGCGCGAGATCGGCGATGGACGACATCGACCCGTCGAAGCTGGAGGTCACTTCGGAGAAGTTGGACAGCGCCTCCGACTTGAACTCGGAGCCGGCGCCGCTGGCCTTCTTGAATCCGCTGGTGCCGACGCTCTCGATCTTCTTGTCTGTGCGTTCGGCCTCGCGGGCGAGATCCTTGAACGAGCGTTCGAGTTCCTCGGTGGCCTTGTCGCCCTGCCGGCGGAGTTCGTCGAGGGCGTCGCTGATGTCCTCGACGGACGCGCCGCCCTTCTTCATCTCGGTCACCATCTGGCGGGTGTTGGCGAGGACGTCGAGTTTCAGAGCCATGTCAGAAGCTCTTTCCGTCGAAGATGTTCGCGTAGCCCTTGACGACGGTCTGCACGATCAGGGACGCGAGACGCGGGATCATGGCCTCCGCGGCCGGGTAGAAGACGTAGCCGCGGCTGGTGCGCGGCCGTAGCTGCCGGGCGGTGTGCCGGGTGACCCGGTTGGATGCGCGCCGCCCGCCCCGCCGGTAGGTGGTCACCTTGTTCCGGTTGGCGCCGAACTCGACCGCCGGATAGTCGGTCTTCGGGTTCAGCCCGCCCCGCATGGTGCGGCCCTTCGCGGCGGACTGAATCCGCACATTCTGGTCGCTGACGGTGAGGGTCGACGTCGACGAGATGACCCGCCGTTCCAGGGTGGTCGAGGCCCGGTCGTTGATGGCCTTCAGCCACGGGCTGGTCAGCTCCGCCTTGATGAAGGTGCGGATCGCACGCCGAACGTAGGTCTCGGATCGGTTGATCGCGAGATACACGTCTTGGAGCTCCTGCGAGCCCCGGATGTCGATCCGCACGGCCCGGTCACGCGGGCGCGGCGGCGAGCACGGGCTTCGTGGAGCCGAGGCTGACCGTCGACGACGCCACGCTGGTCACGTCGCCGGCGCCGATCGCGCCGGGTGTGATGCTGACGTTGGCGGTGACGGACGGCTGCCCGTCGACCGGCTCGAACACGACCTCGACGACGGTCCCCTCGTTCTCGTGCAGGTAGCGGGACAGCGCGGCGGCGAAGTTCCAGTCCTGCGCGTAGGTGAGGTCGAGCACCCAGGTCGCGGGGGTTGTGAAGCTGTGCGTGTCGCTGTTGATCGCGGTCCAAGAGACCTGGCTGGCGGACGGCGTGAACACGGCGCCGCCGACCTGGCCTTCGAAGGCGTCGCCGTCGATGGTGATCGCGGATCGTCCGAGGATGATGGGCTGGAAGGGCATGTCAGACCTCCGGTGTGAGGATGGAATCGAGGGCGATGTCGTAGCACAGGTGTGCGGGGTTGCCGTCTGCGTCTTTGCCCCAGACGGTCTGGGTGGCGTCGGTCCAGTTCAGGCCGGCGGTGAGCAGCAACGGCAGCAGCACCTCGAGGCGGGTGTCGAGGTCGTCTTCGCCGCGGTCGATGTCGCGGTGCGGGCTGACGAGGGTGGCGGTGAAGTGCCCGACGCGCTTGTGCGGCGCGGCGGGGAGCTTCTCGAAGCCGTTGGTCTTGACGACCATGACGGGCGTCTTGCCGAGCTCGCCGAGTTCGCGGACGCTGCCGACGACCCGGATGTCGGCGAGGGTGGGCTCTGCGAGCACGACGTCGGCGAGGTAGTCGACGAGGGTGGACTTCATGCTCATCCGACCGGCCCCCCGAACACGGACCGGGGCCGCAGCAGTTGCTTGACCTGCCAGTCGAGCGGGAAGGTGGTGAGCGAGTAGGAGCCGCCGTCGAAGTCACCGGTCGGGGACGCCTTCGACGAGTTCCAAACGTTCCGGGCCTGCATGAGCTGCGCGGCCCGGTAGTTCACGGGGACCGTGTCTTCGCCGACGGCGACCACCATGCCGTCGACGATTTCGTAGGAGTCTTCGGGGAGGGCTGGGGCGTAGGCGAGCACGGCCTGCTTGGCGACCTCGAGCAGATCGGTGAGCTGCGCGTCGTCGAGGGGCGCGTCGATCCACTCGTCACGCGCGCTCGTGGTGGTGTGCCAGTCGGCCATGCTCGCCTACGCTTCTTTCAGTCCGTGGTGTCGGGCTTCGCGGCCTCGGTCGCGTACTGCTTGCGCAGTTCGGTGAGGCGCTTGCCTTCGGCCTTGTGCGCCGCGATCTGCTCGTCGACCTGCGCGAGCTTCGCGGCGGCGTATGCCGGGTCGTATCCGATGTGTGCCATCACGACTCCTTACGCCGTGTACGGGGCGACGTCGACGATGCCGGCGGCGTTCTTGATGAGGAACCCGCCGTAGCCGAAGAAGCCGACGTCGATGCCGCCGTTGGCGATGTTCTGCGCCTCGGCGCGGATCGGGGAGCCGGGGAGGGTGTACACGTCGGCGGCGGAGCGGTCGACGACCAGGACGTGCCCGGCGGTGAGTTGCGTCGGCGCGGCGGGGACGATGCTGAACGAGTCCAGACGGCCATCGCCGGTCAGTGACAGGGAGGCGTTGAGGTAGCCGAGGACGTCGCTGTTGGGCAGCTTCGCCATCGTCTTCCACAGCGAGGACTCGACCACCGCGGCGGTCGGGGTCAGCCCGGCGGCGACGATCGCGGCGGCGCCGTCGATGACCGCGGACCAGCCTGCACCGATCTCCAGCGTTGCGGGGTTGTCCGCCTCGAGGTCAGTGGCGCCGGCGAGGGCTTCGGTGAGGACGATGGTGATGTCGAGCCACCGATCGAACGACTCCCGCATCGCGGCGTTGTACGCCTCGAAGAAGCCGGGGGTGTTGAAGTCGATGTGCTCGCGGGCGATGTCGTGTCCACCGGCCCAGCGGGTGGCGTTCTCGCTGACGGGGGTGACGCTGGGGGTGTTGGAGGCGATGGCGTCCTTGTTGCCGGTCCAGGTGGCGCCGGCGGGCTTGACGTTCCACTTCCAGCCGGCCATCGCGAGTCCGCCGAGGGACTTCTGGCCGAACAGCGGTGCGAACTTCTGGCGGTAACTGGTGCCGTCGAGCACCTCGCCGATCCAGGACGTCGGGACCGTCTTGGCGCCGACCCCGTTGGTGCCGTCGTAGTCGACGTCGTTGAGGGCGAACAGCGCGGCGCGCTGCTCCTTCATGAACGTGCCGACCGTCTCGACGACCTCGGGGGATGCGTTGCCGCGGTGGACGGCCTCGATCATGGCGAACATCTCGCCCTTGGTGGGCTGCTTCTTCTCCAGCACGGCGACCGGCTCGCGAGCCGGGAGGCCGGTGGGGATCTGTGCTTCGGGCACGGTTTCCTCTTCCTCTTCTTCTGCCGGCTCTTCCGGCTGTTCCGGGTCGGCGGGTGCCGGCTCGGTGGGTTCCACGTCTTCGACCTCGCCGAGGGCGAAGAGGGCGGCGGATGCGAAGGCACCGTCGTCGACGAGGGCGGCGCCGGTGAGCTTGGCGCTGACCGCGCGGGCGCCGTCGCGGACGAGCTTGACCACTTCGGCGCTGAGCTTCGTCAGGCGACCGGCGGCGACGGCGGCGAGGGCTTCGTCGCCCTCGTCGGTGTCGGCGACGGCGAAGGTGGCGACCAGGCCGGCGTCGGTGTCCTCGAGCTCGGTGACCCGCCCTGCCCAGGTGAAGCGGTCGTGGTTCAGGTTCAGGCCGACCATCGTCACGTCGCGGGGGGCGGTGACGGTGCCTTTGCTGAACATCACCGGTTCGGTGCCGGTGAGGTTCGTGCGGGATGCTTCGCCGTAGGGAAGCAGCAGGCCCTTGATGGTGCGGTCGGCGACGTTCGCGAACAGGTCACCCATGTCAGTCCTCTCCCGGTTCGCCGGTCGGAGCGACCTGCGTGGTGTAGGTGATGTCGAACCGGACGCGCTGGCCGCGGGGAACGATGTCGTCCATCGACAGGCGTGCCTCGATGGGGGCGGTCCAGTAACGGAGGCTCTGCTCGTGGAAGGAGGACTTCTGGCCCTCGGTCGTCACGTAGGTCAAGGAGGCGGTCGCCGTCGATCCATCGAGCAGAGAAGCGGGGATGTTGGTGAGGTTCGCGATGTCCAGGCGGACGGCGTTGCGACCCTCGATGAACATGGCGGAGTCGTCGGCCACGTTGGGGAAGACGGGCTCGAGCCCGTAGGGGACGTAGGCGGTGCCGGCGGTGTCGGGGTTGGTGCGAGCTGCAGCCCACGCCGACACCAGCGCCTGCACTTCGGCACTGGTCGCGTCGCCCTGTTCCTTCTGCACGAACAGGGTGGGAGGGATCGGGGAGCGGGTTCGGGCGACCCAGGCGCGGTCGATTGCGCGAGCCCCCCGGATCGTGTCACGACCGTCCGTGAGCAACCCGCCCCCCGGCCCAGGGAAGTAGATGACCTCGCTGGCGTCGACGGGCTGGGGAACACCGTTGACGTCGCGGACGAGGATTCTTCCCTGGTCATCGACCTGCCACGCCTCGATGGGGATGCGCCAGGCGTCGAGGGGGAACCCGTCGGCGCCGTTGGTGCGTGCCCACAGCGAGCAGTCGTGGAACAGCAGGTCGTCGATGGTGAAAGCCATGCGGTGCCACGGCGACATGAGATCCGACCGGTACGCCCATTTCGGCTGCTGCGCGACGCGCTCCTGGTTGTTGTAGGCGATGAGCGGCAGGTCGGCGATGGACCCGACGAGCAGGTCACGGGCGCGGCTGACCGCGGGCACCTTCATCGCCGTCGAGCGGTCGACGAGCTCGGGGATGTCGCCGTAGATGTCGTCGATGACGATTTGCGTGAGGTTGTTCTGCGGCTGCTGCCACCAGAGACCGGTCACACCGTCCGGGCGCGGCTCGACGAGTGCGGTGCGGCTGATGGACCGCCACAGGTCGAGTGCTCCCATGCGCAGAAGATTAACACCAATGGTTGTGAGATTCCTACAAGGACACGCCCGGCGTGTTGTGGTTAATCGACAACGATGGCGCCGATGGATTCACGGACCGCGGGGAGGTTCTGCACGGCGAGTGCTGCCGCCTCGAGCGGCGTGGTGTCGGCGGTGGGGTCGTTGTCGGGGATGCCGAAGAGGCGGGTCTTGCCGGCCATGCGGGTCACGGCGACGCGCGCCGAGGCGTCGAGGGGTTCCTGCTTCCAGTGCAGCAGTCGCTTGTGGCGGAGGCCGTTCATGAGCTTGGTGTGCGCGACGGACTTCTCGGCGAACCGGACCACCTTGACCTGCGGGCGGGGTCGGGCGCGGGCGAGCAGTTCTTGGATCACGGCCTTCTCCTGCGGCTGGTCGTCGTGCACGATGGGCAGGCGGGTCTCCTTGGCGAGCTTGAAGAGCACCTCGGGGAGCCGGTCGTTGCCGGCCTGGTGATGGACGATCTTGAAGCCGGTCTGCGGCGGTCGGGTGTCTTCTTCGCCGTCGAGCGCCCAGGCGGCGGCGGCGAGGTCGGGCGGCAGGTCGCTGAGGTGCCAGGCGACGGCGATGGATGCCCACAGCCCGCCGGGGTGGATGGCGAACGCGAGCGCGCCGGGGCGGATGCCGGTGGGCACGTCGCCGGGCTCGAGGGTGTGCGCCCAGGTGCGGGCGGGGATCGCGGTGGACGCGGACGAGTCGGCGCCGAAGTGGCCGAGGTACTCGCGGGCGAACAGTTCCCAGCCGAGGCCGTAGAAGTTGTCCTCGATGACCTCGAGCGTGGTGAGCCCGTCGAGGCCGGGGTGGATGCGGTCGATGATCGGCTCGACGGTGTCCCAGGACTGCAGCACGGTCTCGTCGATGTCGTCGTGCACGCCGTAGCGGAGCCGCCCGGCCTTCTCGTTGTGGAGCAGCTTCCAGAAGTAGGAGCCCTCGCGGTAGTGCCCGCCGGTGCCGGCGACGATGAGCTGCGCGTCGGGGCCGCGGGTGTCGAACGAGGGAAGCACGGACGAGATGACGTCGGACCACTTGTCGGGGTCGGCCTCGCCGCCCTCGTCGAGCACGAGGGAGTCGTAGGCGCCGGAGCGGATCGCGTCGCCCTCGGGGGACAGGATCGCGAGGACGGAGCCGTTGTCGAACTCGACGCGCTCGAAGCCGTTGGAGTTGATGAGCTTCACCGGGCGTGTCTTCGGGTCCGGCCATTGCCGGGAGATCGGCGCGAAGATGTCGAGCCGGAATCGCTCGGTGGTCTTCTTCGCGGTGGTGAGCATGCTGAAGCCGGCCATGTGCACGGGCCGCAGGTAGCAGCGGCCGAGCAGCACGCACCACAGCGATGTCGTCTTCGACGAGCGGCGCGGCTCGAGCACGGCGTTCAGCTTGCGCCCGCCGGTGAGGATGTCGGCCTCGCGGAGCATCTGCGGCTGGAGGTTCGCGAGCAGGCTCCCGCCGAGGCCGGGCGGCACGATGCGGTCGATCAGCCACGCGCCGACGAGGAACTCGGCGCGACTGGCGAGAGTGGTGGAGAGCTCGGAGCAGTCCAGCGGAGATCGCCCTGAATCGCGGAGAATCTGCCACGCCTCAGCGTCCAGGAGAGGGTGGGCGCGGACCGGCTCGGGAAGCGACTCGATGAGGCTCTGCTCTGAGAGAGAGATCCTGC